TTATTTCGTTAATCCTTTTTCTTTTAGAACTTCTTTTTGTAGCTTACCTTTATCCGTCACATAATTGTTTTTGAACCATGCAACAAGGGTTGTTACGATTGTGAAGATCATTGAGAAAGCAAGGTACAACGTTTCAGCCAAAGATGTCACTTGGTCCTCACTGATCGGCAAGATTGGCTTGCCAAATAGAATTAACGCTTGGTTGATCAATGCCATAAATAGAAGCACCGTGCGGATCACCGTGCCTTTGTCGAAGTTTTTCATAAATGTTCCCTCCTATTTTAAATTCCGTTCAATTTTATCGAGCTTGTCGATCACGACATCATACTTTTCACTAAACTTTGCTAACACTTCATTTTGCGCTTCGATTTGTTCATTGAGCTTGTTTTCTCTTTCCTTTGTCGTGTTGAGAACATAAAACAGTACCCAACAAAAAAGAACCGCAAAGGGTCCTTGTGTCATTAAATATTGCGCCAAATCCATTTCCACCATACTCACCTACTCCTTCACTTTGTCCACCTCCTTAAAGAAGGCAAAATAAAAAGCCCCTCTAGGCTTCGTATTGTTCTCCTGTTATGTCTTGATAGTCATCTGCCGAGATCCAACCGATTTCTACATAAAAAGCAATATCCTCTGGACCATAACACTTCCAATCCCAAAACTGCTTTATATCTGCAACTGTTGGATATATCATGATTTTTCACCACCCTTCAACTCCTGAATCTCAGTCATGAGTTGAGCCAATTGTTTTGCCATTTGTGCCTCACGCAATTTAGCTGCAGCTGCTTCCTTTGACAGTTCAGTCAATTGTTTGGTTAAGACCGCGTTTTGCTGTTTTAGTAAATCAATATCATACGGCGGTTGCTCTGTTTGTAAGCTATCAATGTACTCCTGGGTTGCCGACTCACTCCATGTTTTGCTTGCGGAATTATATTCCGCTATATATAACCCTTCTTGGGGTTGGACATCTGTAAATCCCTCTGGAATTTCAGCATCATCGGGTATTTCTTTATCCCCACCAGGTATATACTTAAAATTTTCATCATAGGCGTATATTGGCTTCATAAAATCACTCCTTTGCTTTAAACATACAATTCACGACAATAAACTCAGTATTACTACTCGTGTCTTGTATGCAGAAACGTCCATCTGTAGCGATATACTGTCTACTAAATTGCGGTCCCTTAAAACCACCGGTACTAGAAGCGATGCCAACATTATAGAGAGGGAAAGGCGGTTCACACCCTTCTGGTAACGTAAAGGCAGGTACATCTCCAAGTGTCCCTCCTGCGATGGCTCCTGTAACATGAACAATTCCTAAAGCATCTTTTGCAACGCGAACTCGGTAATCGTTATTAACTTCACTTTTATAAGTTTTCCAACCATTTCCGATTGTGGGGAACTTCCAGTCGAGTTTTGCATCTTTACTGGTTGTAATTCTCTCCCACCCTTTGAAACCTTGAGCATGGAATGTGCCAATCCAAGTTATGTTATCAAATGATCTTGTAGCGATAATGCGTTTATATATGACTTCGTTTTGTTCATACGCTGTTTCAAAAACATCAACGTAATAAAAACTCGTATCATTATCCACTGGTGCATTCAACAATTGAGCTCCCATGTAAGGACCTGTCGGTAATTTGAATATATCGGTACCATTTGGAACCCTTGCAATTCTTCCATCGTTTGGTGTGAGCTTATATAACTGACCATTATTCCATTTATTCCTTTCGGCAACTGACGGCAGCTGCGTCCAAGTGATAGATATATGGGTAGAATTATAGTAGAAATAATATGCATTACCTGACGTATCTACCGCAAAACCGGTTCCGATGTTGTTTTGTCCCACCGTCTGAATACCTCTCAAATAGGCATTGCTGGGCGCTGGGGAATCTTCTACACCTGGGGATGCAATGAAAGTACAGGTCCCTTTGTCTTTAATCGCATCATAAATATTTTTGTCAGCTGGAACAGAGATCAAGTATTTGCCGTCATCGGCTGTGATTTTATATAGCTGTGATTCATTCCATTTCTTCTTCTCTTCTTCAGATGCATGCGGCTTAGTATCGCCAATATGTTCAATGATCTGATCTAACAGTCCAGAGTCATTTTCAAGCAACACTTTAACCATTTCATTGAACAAATCTGCATGAGCTTTGTCACTTGTTTCGAATACTTTAGGAGATTTAATGTCCATCGATGAGCACTCCTTTCCTAGTAAATATCATCAATCTCAAAGATGAATTCAATGTCACCATCTTTTTGCTTGTCTGTCATAGTGCGGATGGCGGTGAATTTGCCGTCTTCGTCGACAAGTGCTAGTTCGTTGATCACTTCTCCTGCCAGTTCTCCTTCAGCGATGGTGCACGTGTACCGGATCTTCGCCGGCTCCATGAATTCATATGAATCAATTTCTTTTTGAACAAGCTCACTCTTTAATTCTTGTTCTGTTCCATCCAGGGAGATTGGCTTGCCATCTTTCGTCCCACCATTCCCAAAAGCCATCTTAACGACTTTTGTGAGCTTTGTTCCTTCTGCTCTAGCCTTGGCCATTTGTTGGCGAGCATAAAGCGTTGTAACGGTTAATTGATCAGCCATTATGATCCTCCTTTATAAATCTATTTGTTTGGACGTGGCAGCTAGATATTTTGAACCGTCTAGCGGTACTGATCCATCAAGCGTCCAATATTTCTGCTTAATGATTACACTTCCGCTTTGCTCATTTGATACATGAGCAGCCATGCGGAATGTTACTTTCCTTTTTTCTTTATTTACGTGTTTGAAACGAGATCGAAGTGTAAGAGCTGCTTGTTGATACGTTTCATGTTTGGCTCCTACCATGACATATCTTGTACGTCCAAGAACTTTCATTTCTTTTTTGAGCTTCAAGGCCAGCTTTAAAGATTGCCGGAAGCGCACTGGAATATCTGTTGAATTGCGCGATCCGCTCAAATAAAAAGTGCCATTAAGTAAAAACTCTCCATTTAACAGAATCGGGATGTGATCAAAAAAGCCCACTCTGCTGCGCAGTGTGAGCCGGTTATGATAGTCTTTGATTTCATGAATATCCGTATGATGAACGCTTGTGAATTTGTAAGCCAAGTGTGCAGGCTTTAAGTTTTCAAGCGTCTCCACAATGTATCTGGTGTTCTGCAGGTCATCCAAATTAACACGAAGGGAGAAATGATAGCGGCCTGTCGTTAGACGAACCACTGCGCTAGGTTTCTTCAAGAACCGGTTCACTGCTCTTTCTAGTGATGCATACGTGATCGGTGGAATGTTTGACATGAGATTCAATACACGTGCCCTTCTCAATTCAATCGAGTCACCTGACTCACGCTGCACCTTCAGCATTCTTTCCCATCGATTCAGCCCCCATGTGGCAGTGAGCGGAAACAGTTGATCTGTCATATCAAAAATAGAATCATCTAGCCTTTCCATCTCAGGAGCCTCTGATTTCATTAATTCATCAAATTCAGTGATCTCCGTTAGATAGGAAGGTAAATAGGCTTTCATATCATCATACTTGCTCATTGACGATCACCTGCCCTAGACGTGGAATCTCAATGTCCTGAAGCGGTAAGTTCTTTGCCTCACCGTTGATCAATACATCCGCATAATCAGACACACTATCCGCATGATATAAAATGTCATTGATCGCTGACATTCTGATCACATTTTCTTCAAAGGCAAGTGATTTTAGAAGCGCTTTGACCTTCTCTTCAATTTCCTCTTGTGCATCCTCAATGGAGTAATCCATTTTAAGCTCCACAGATACGGACACCTCAACATCTTTCCACTTGGCGCTTTCAATAGTGGCAGTAGCCCCGATTGGTGCTTGGCCTTCCCCTTCCCCTGGAACCGGATCAATGTACTCTTGGACCTTATTGACGAGCAGATCCGTCGCCACATCAAAATTCCCGTCAGTGATGACAACTTTTACTGTGCCTTCACCATTCCAAAGAGGAAAAACCTTTGCCCTGCCAACTCCTTCAACTTCTTCAGCCCACTTTTTATAATGTGCTTTATTGGCACTGACAGCTTCACGCCTTGCCCTCATCAAGTACCGTTCATACAGCGCTTCATCGTCTTCTTCCTCTTGCCCTGGTATCTTCAATTCTTCAAAGATGACAGACTCTAGTCCTGGTATGTTATCGAGCGATAGGAGCGGCAGTTCTGCAAAATTCCCGTTGCCTACAGCACCAGTCGTTTCACACTTCAGCGTGCCGTCAGATTGATATTGAAAGTACAAATTGTCGATATAGAATCTTGATCCCGTTGGTATTCTGATAGTTTCAGGTGTCACCTCAACGGACCATACAGCACTTGTGGTCGCTTTACGAGTGATCCCCACTTCAGCAGCTCGTCTATCTAAAAATTCTCCCTGCGCTGTATCCGCAAAGACAAGATCGAATACCTGATCTAGCCATATATAAGATTGAGCAAGTTCCGCAGCTGCAGGAGCCAATGCGTTCCATATGACGCTGTTTTCTCTTTTATCTATGTCATCAGGTATAGGTTCCAACATTCGCTCCATAATGGCTTCATAAGACTGTTCTTCAAACATCTTCGCCAATCACCTCCTCGATCTCCAAGGTTCCTTCATCTGTCACCACTTCAAATATCACCTTAAAGGCTGCCCCCTCTTTAGTGATTTGAAAATCTTGCACACTTTCAATTCTTTCATCCACTAAGAGAGCCTCTTCAATGAGCCGCGGAATCTCCATCTCCTTGTATTCATCCGTTGATTCTTCATCAGATACCGCTTCCTGTACTTCGCATCCTACGTCATGGCTATAAACAGCATGCGAATATCGTTCCGTTCTTAAGGCCATATAGACGAATTGACGAATGGCATCAAGACCATTGATCTTTTCATTGGTTAGACGTCCTGACTCGAAGTCGATACGGTAGGTGGTCGAAGGTTCAACAACTTCATCTTCGTCCTCATCCATATCCTCAATTTCTTCTTCAGGTGAAAGAGCCATCACGAACCACCTCCTACTACTTTATCTAAGATGTAAAACGTTTGGCCGCCTGTCATCGCAAGGACCATGACACTATCGCCTTCTTCTAGCTCATCATCTTCTCCCTCGTCTAGGCGGGCTGGCCAGATAAGAAGTTCTTCAGGAATGATGAGTTTATCATTCTCATTGAGTCGAACACTAAGAGGGGAAACAGACACCACATCACCAAGTATCAAGTCAGTTGGCGATTGTGCATCCACAGCATCGACAGCCAATCGCTTAATTGCCTCGCTTAGTTTCATGTCTGGTTCCCCGTTGGGATCGTATTCTTTTCAACGACATCAATCGTCATGGTGTGTTTAACCCCTTTGAATTCGTGACTATCTTGATCGATCCAGTACGTTTTTTTGATACCGATATCAGGAATGATGATGCGTATTGGCATGCCGCTTTGTAATCCAGGAATACCTAGAGCTTGAATGCTTTTCAGCTCTTTTTTTACGCCTTTCCTTTGAGCCAGACGGACATCTGCTCTCTTTTGCAGCTGTGCTTGGTTGATCTCCCCTGACACTCTTTCGACGTGCTGCAGGATGCCGTATTTGCTTCTAGCAGCACTATCATTCGCCACAGCCAGCATCTCAATCTCTTTCTTTTGCGTGACCATCTTTGGTTTTTTTGGCTTTGTTGGTTTGGTCGTTTTCTTATCTTTGTCAGTAGTCTTAGATTTCTTTTTTTCCTTCTTCAGCACCTTAATTTTATCCATGTGTGTTGCTCTCATCTTCACACGTGTGGCCGTTTCCTCAATCGAGGTGCTGTACTGATAATCAATGAGATTCACGCCTGATTCAATGATCCATACTTCGGACGGATCAGGCCATGCTCTCAGCCCCATCTTGCCTTTAGCAGAATAGATTTGATAGTTACGTCCTGTTTGCTTTTTTGTTTCTCTTAAAGCCTGCAAAATGATGTCATAAAGGCTTGTATCGTTTTTGAATACAAGTGATTTAATGACATGGCCAGTGTTAGCGATTGACGTCATCGGGATCTGAAAATCTTGACCAAGCCGTTTCATTATCTGATCAGCTCTCTTATTTGCAAAGACATAGACATCCTGGTTCTTCACCAAATACTGAAGCATGTCGTAAGCAGTAAAAGTGAGCTTTTCATTCTTCGGCGTTCTTGCAAAGACTGTACCTCGAAAGAGTTCTTTTCCTTTCCACTTGAAAAGAACCGTGTCACCCTCTTTGATGCTGTAATATTTTTGTGAACCCTGTTTAGTCACGATAGTTGCTTGTATTGAGCGAGGGGCCTGATACCTTTGCCCCCGAAGTGTCACACTTTCTGTCACAAGCTCGTACATGGTGCCGCTTCTGATGGCAAAAAGCTCAATCAATGTCAGCCCCCCTATTGTGGTATTTTTAATTTTTGACCAGGGAAAATCCAATGCCCTGGTTGTCTAATATTGCGTCTACTCCGCTTGATCATCGCCGCTTTATTCGCATTCCAAATGCGGCGCCACTTTGTGCTGTCACCATAGAAACGACCAGAAATATCCCACAAGGTATCACCCTTTTTAACGGTGTACACTTTTGGTGCACCTTTTGAGCTGCGTTTTTTGCTGCTCTTTTTGGCTTTCCGTTTGATTTTTCTAGGTGATGCGGTTTTGTATTCTTTCAGCTGCAGCGTGAATTCACGATCCCCGACGTCATACGTACCTTCATTGTGATTAAAGCTTTCTATGCTGCATTGCATATTGATTTTGGTTCCAGTAACGATAAAGCGTACAGGCTTTTTTGACTTCATGAACCGCTCTATTTTGGCAATTGCATTCTCTGGTGATGGAATGCTTTTATATTCAGCGATCGGTGTATACTTCTTCGGAAAAAACGCTGTAAATGAAATTTGGCGAGCCCCTGGTACATCCAAGAATGTGAGCTCGCCAAAAGAGGCGACCTTTACCGTTTCATTTTGTACGTTGTTATTGAGTTCCAATTTCTCAGGAAGAACAGGGAATCGTAATTTGTCCTTCCCTTGCGAAATCCACAATTGATATTTTGATTTAGCCATCGATCACGACTCCCTTCGTTCCTGTGTTGATTTCATTCTCTAACTCATCAATGAGCATCTGCTTGATCTTCTCTGCAAGGTTTTCTGCGTCTTGGCCATTATGATAATGCTGCTCACCATTAAAATTAATGATGATCTGTTTTGATCCACCTGAAGCAGACGGTGCATTTGCTGTGCCAGCTGTTACTGTTTGCACCTGCCCTTGTGAAAGTTCAGAAGATGTAGCGTTGCCCGGATCGTATACGTCCATTCCTAAAGCCTGTGCAGCTTGCGCCAACAAGTAGCGGCCACGTATGCCGCGTTCTTCCGGTATGATCCATTCACGCTTGTTTCCTTCACCAACTCTGGCGATTTGCTCTTGCGTGATTAAACCACCGTTTGCATAACCCTTATATGGTCCACCGTTTCTGATACTTCTCAACCCAGGCGTATTATAGACACTTCCATATCTGCCTTTGATGTAATTGATAGCAGCTGCAGCATTATGGATCGGGTTCCAGATGTCATTCATGCCGCTTGCCTTATTAGAATTAAAGGTCGGATCAATGGTCTGCATCAATCCTTTAGATGGCGTTCCTCTTTTGGCGTTTGAATCCCATAAGTTGATTGCTTTCGGGTTTCCACGTGACTCATTCTGCGCGATCGTCATCAAACCAGGTAGCCAGCTCATCGATGTGCCGGTTGCCATTAAAGCAGCCATCAGCCATTGTTGAACACTCAGGTTAGATGCGCCCATTCCGCTAAATGTAGCGATTAAGGAACCAGCTTGATTCTCAGCGAATTTCTTCACATCCACCGAATCAAGACCTTTGACGACACCGATCGATGCGAATTTCCCAAGACTCATCATGACGCGTGAAGGAGAATGAATATCTAATTCTTCTCTAAACGCCTGTTCTACTTTCTTGGCCATGTCCTTAGCCGCTTGTGTCACTTCGCTTCCTTTGGAACGCATACCGCTGTTGAATGAGTCAATCAGTCCACCGCCCCAGGTAGGTGATTCTTGACGAGCAGATAAGAACGGTTGTCTTACATTTTGATCTAAGAATTGACCTGTGCCAGTTGGTGTCATGTTTTGACCTGCAGCAAAGCCGGTGACAGTTTGCGCTCCATACTGCGGAGTCGCTGCCTGAATTTGAGTAAATGGCTGCTTGATATTAGCTTGTTTCCACTGTTCAAGTGAAACGACTTTGCTGTTTAACCCTTTTTCAAAGTCAGTGCTAAATTGTTCCCCGTATTTTGATGCGTTGCCTGCGTCTCCAATTGATATCGCTCCACTTGCAGAAGTGGAAACTGATGAAGCGGCTGCCGGTCTCATTGGAGATGATGAGCTTGCTGGAGAGGTTGGTGATGCACCGTTTGGCACAACAGACATTCCAAGGTGAGAAGCAGCCTGAGCAAGTAGCATCTTTCCGCGTCCTCGGTTATTTTGAGTTGGAATAACAAATTCGTTACCTGCTTCACCAACCCATGATAAGGTTGGCTGGGTGATATAACCACCGGTGGCGTTATTTGCTGTCTTCTCTTTCTTTTTCAGCTTTGTCTTTTCTTCACCTTTTTTAATAAAGATATTAGCAACATTCCCGCTAACCTCTTTAACTTTACCTACTACATTTCCTATAACGCCAAAGATGCCTTCCCATGTTTTTCTTAACCTTTCTGCATGATCTTTTAGTGGGTTAAAAACATACTTCTCAAACCAGCTACTTACTGTTTTCCAAATACCTTTGATCGTTTTCCAAGCTTCATCAAATTTTTCCCACACAAAGGTAATCGCTGGCTCTGCATACTTTTTATATGGTTGCCACACATACTCATCAAACCATTTGGCAAGTATAATCCAAGTGGTTTTAATCCAGTTCCACGTGCTTTTAAACAGGTTCCAAATAAACATGATAGCTGGCAATCCAACATTGATGAAAGGCTGCCATACGAAGGTATCAAACCATCCCGCAAATGTGCCCCATACGAATTGAATCCAATTCCAGAATTCCGTCAACTTAGTCCATACCCAGCCAATTGCTTCAATTGCCGCTGATCCAAATGGTTCCCAGACATATGTCATAAACCATGCTGAGAAAACGGACCAGGTGATTTGTATCCAGTTCCATAATTCGATGATTTTGTTCCAGACAAGGGTGATAGCAGCGACCGCCACTTGTCCGTACGGAGTCCATACGTTGTCCATAAACCAAGTTGAAGCAGCTCCCCATACGGTACTAATCACTTCCCATGCAACGACAAAAACACCAACTACAAAGTTGATGATCGGTACTGCAAAGTTATAAATCGGCAGCCACACGTTATTCATGAACCATGAAGAAAGCTGACCCCATTTCTCTGTGATCCAGGTCCAGGTGTCGCTGAAGAACGTTGTAATGGGTGTTAGAACATTATCATTGAACCAACCGGAAACAGTGCTCCATGTGTCTTTAATCCATTGGACTGCATTTTCTGCGCCTTTTACAAGCTCATCCCATTTCTTTTGGATGGTTCCGTTGTCGAACATCTTTCCTATCCAATTGCCGAGATCACCGCCAAAGATGCTTCCTAATACTCCACCGATAGCCGTTCCGATTCCAGGAGCGATCAATGTACCTAACGCAGCTCCACCGATACCGCCACCTAGATTCCCCATGAATCCACCGATCTTTTCGCCTTTGTTGGCATTATTCATGCCAATTAACTCGGTGGCTGCTATAGCTGTACCGAGAATAGGAATACGTTTCCCGATGCTCTTTGCGCCCTTACCGACTTTACCTAACAATCCACCGCCACGCCCTTGGTTTGGTGTCGTTGGTCTTACTGGCTCACCTCTATTGATCCAAGGCTGACGATATTCAGGAGTTCGTGGGTTCCTTGGTGGACGCCCTGCTCTTCCAGCTCCGCTGATTACACCACCGCTTGTTCCTGATCCCATTCCTCCTCTTAAACCTTTGCCCCATTTATAGACAGCAAAAGCTCCGGAAAGAATGGATTTGAGCGGCTTTAACAACGTGGCCACTTTTCCAAGGAATGCGAGTGCAAATGCATTGGCAATCAAAGCACCAGCAATTGAGCCTTCTCCTGTGAGAGCATTCAAGTTGATCTCACCGATCTTCTTGGTGATACGAATTCCTAATTGCACAGGGTCAAGTGCTTCAAGAAACGATTCAATAAATATCTTTCCCGCTTTGGCCCCAGCATCAGTAAAACTATCTTCAGACTGCTTGTCATCAATTCCAAGAAGACCGTTGATCACGCCGTTTATGATGCCACCATAAGTCTTACCGACATTCTCGGCCATTTTGAAAAGACCTGGTTTCCCAGTCTTCTCCCACCACGCTCCGAAAACGTCTTTTGTATTATCTAAGACGAGCTTCCACCGAGTTTCAAAGTCCATTTTTCTGTATTTTTCTAGCTGTTCAAAGTGTTTCTGCAATTTGGGATTATCCTTAAATTTGACCTTCAGTTCTTTCATTTGCTTCTTGGAGAGTTTTTCTCCAGGAAACAGAATTTTGAACTGATCACCAATAAATCCGAAAACATTCTTCGTCGGATCAAGAAAGCTGTTAGCAAAACTCTTACCCGCCTTTTCAGCTTTGTTTGATAGATCGGTCAGCACGAAGGAATATTCCCCACGCCACGTTCTAAATGCTTCTAGTGCAGGTTGGAACGCAGCTGCTAGTCCTTTACCCCAAGGCATAAGGATGCTGTTATTGATAAATGATTTAACACCCAGGAATAAGTTGGCCAAGTTATCGGACATTTTGATCATCATGTCGTTGTATTTGCCAAATTCCTTCGTAACTTCTTGCCACGTTTTATTTATGTCCTTGCCACTCTTTGCAAGTTTTTCGAGCTTACCTCTGGCATCACCAGAGATCGCCCCCATTTCTTGCAGCGCTGCCGTTGCGTCACCGATAGGACGCCCCGATTTAATGCCGTCATATAAACGCCCCATCCATAGCGCAACTTCTGAGAACGGCCGCTGAACACCTGCAGCAACGTCACCGACTAGCTTCATGCCTTCAGTAGTCGATAGAGCGTTCCCTGTGAATACTTGGAGAACACGACTTGACTCGAAAATCTCATCACGAGTAAATGGCGTTTGACCAGCAAAGGCTGTCAGTTCGTCCAGACGTGCATCTGCTTTCCCTCTGCTGCCGAGCAGTGTTTCAAAAGCCGTGGTCATGTTCTGTCGATCCGCCACCATTTTTAACGGCACAACAATACCGCCTGTTGCACCGGCACCGACTCCAAGCAAACCAAGTGTGCTGGTGACAGCTGACACAATCCCCCGTAATGGTTTTGTGATAAGATCAAGGACCTTGATTGTGGTTGTGTAAGTCCGTCCCAAATGGGTATTTGCAAATGAGACAGCTCCACGTACTGGAGCGGTGAAACGATCGATCGCATTGATCGCCACCCTGTATTCAGTACCTAACGTGTTCCGAGTATAAGACGCTATACGGCTGACTGTACGCCGGACCATATCAACGGCTCTAATGGTATAGCTGTAGCCCCGGCCAAGCTGACGCGCTGCATATGAAGCAATACGTCTGATCCCTGCGGTTGCACGATCATGGACCGTTATGGCAAACCGTTCTACTTTGCCAAACTTCCGATCGATGTAACGACGAAGCCTGACAAGCCCTGGTGTTGCCTGATCTTTAATGCGTATCAGCACACTATGAGTACGCGGCATCTTGCGTTGTAAGAAGCCATTGAACTTTCGTAGTGCTTTTGTGGCCAGATCATTTACATCAAGCGTCAGCTGATAAGTTCGAGCAAGATCACGCAATACGAAACGCTGCACACGTCTTAATGCGATTGTTGCATTGTCTCTGATTCTTAAAGTGATTGGCCGCTCTGATCTGCGGCGCAATCTATCAAGGCGTTCTAGGTCCCCTCTGATCAAACGCAACTTACGCGTGATCCGGTCTTGTAATTCAAACCGAGCGGTTAAACGAGCCATGTCTTATCCTCCTTTCTTCGATTCCTTTTCAAGCACTTCTAATTTATGGGCTATTAACCCAAACAAAAAGCCCTTGAAACGCCTTGGCGCTTCATAGACCTCTAAGAGTTCAGACGGGGAGTAATGAAGCTCATGCATGCAGTAATACAGATACACAGCCTCTTTGTTCCCGTCCTTTATTAGTTTTTTGCTTCTGTTTCAAGGTCCTCAATTTCATCTTCAAAACCGTTGACCTCAATGGCTTTGTTTAACCAGTTCGCATATTCACCGCCGACAGATAGGACACGCTTTGCCACTTCGACTGGATCTTGTGTGCCGTATGCCTCACGCAATTCCTTTGATTTGAAGTCTGGGTAAATGGTTGATTCAACCGCAATACGTGCATAGAAGCGTTGAGAATCCAAGTCTTTCACACGTCCACGACCTTTAACATTTTTGAAAGTCGTGTTCTCTTTCTCTAGTTCATCGATGCGTTCTGTTGTGATCGCTTTGAATACGAATGGAATCACTTTACCTTCTTTATCAACGAAACGCTTTGAGATAATGGATTTGACCTCTTCCGCTTCTGTTGTTTGTCCTGGCATAAAGAATGAAAGATCATATGTGTTGTTTGTTTGTTTTTCGCTCATGTTTAAAAACTCCCTTTGATTTGTTTTTTTGAATGCAAAAAAGCACATCCATTTTTTGAATGTGCTTTCCAATCTTTTCATGTATAATAGAGATCGTACAATTTAATTGAACGGCTTACTCAAGGGCGGTCTGGCTCATCCCTGTAAGAAAGGGGGTGAGGCTTATGTCAACGTTCGAAGCGATTAGTTTAATGATTGCTTTTGGGATTTATACCCTAAGCATTCTGACTTTAGTCGTGACATTGTTGGCGCTTTTTAAAAAGAAAAAATAGACCACCCTTGAGCTCGGCTAAAGTTAAAGGGTTAGGTCTATTATGACTGTGACTTTGGCTACCCTAGGGATAAGCCAGCCCACTTGATGGGCCAAAAATTGTACACTCTGTTCCAAAGCTAGGATGTTCCAGCATCCTGGCTTCTTTTTATTTTATGCAAATTGCTTTGCATGTAAACAAATTTTTTCTCGAAAGGTAAATGGTGGGTTAGCTATTATCCCATGTATCCCATTTATCAAAAGTATATCATATTTGTACAAAAAAAGTGAAAATACTTTATTTAAAAACACTCACTAGTCAGTTCTTTTGTTACATTTTCTATGATGATTAAAATTTAAAAGGAATCCTTCAGCTTTTCAGGAAGATCAAAATCCTCAAACGTGAAAGGAACCTCTTCTTCGAGTGCTTCTGAATCCACATCAAGCCCTGCGATTTTTGCAGAATCAAAGTTCACATCAAACAATGTGACACGCTCTGTTCCGCGGGCGGATGATTTGTCATCCAGTACAGCTTGAATGGTGAAGTATGGGTCTTCCCCTTTCTTTACATAGTTCAGCATCAACTGAACAAAACGTGAAGTAACTTTATAGAACGTTGCTGTGCCTGTTCCGTTTGCCCCTGTTGTTTTATGACCAGTCATTCGGCGGCCCATAACGTTAACTTCTGATTTGTTTTTCTCCACGTTTGCTTCAAACGTTTTGATGAACGCCAATTCCTCACCATCGAGGAATAAGCGTCCTTCCTTACCTGAAATGGTATTCTGCGCTTTAAAAGCCATCTTATTTCACCTCTACATTGAAATAGAATTTTTCAGCTGCATCAACTGGTTGAACAGCTAGATCAATCAAGAAACCGTCACGATCTTCATTTAAAGTGATCGTAATATCTGTTTCAGAGTCAAAGCCAGTGATTCCAGATCCATCTTGGAGCTGCGTGAGATATTGTGTGATGAGTGTTTTCACCAGCTGCAGCCCATCATCAGATGCAGGAATGTCATTACCGTTGGCTTTGCGTAACTTAATCAAATCCTTCAATTCACGTGTCAGATCGTTGTTAATCGCATCGAGCACACGAATGATCTTGTTTTTACCGAATGTCTTGTTTTTCTCCGTTGTATAGCTTGTCAGAGAGTTGATGTCCTTCTCAACGCTTACTGTTCGATCTCTCGCATCAAACGTGAACAAGAATTCCCCTTGTGATAAGCGGTATTCCACTTGGTCATTATCAAGACGTTCTAACGTATCCACAGCCCCTTCATATTCAACAAAGGTTAATGACTGATTGAAGTTGGCTCCTGCAGATGCACCGGCCACCCATGCAGTTGCTTTGGCTGGCGTGATCTCTGTGCCATCTTCCAGCACGACACCGCTTGTGACATTGATAATTCCTTCATGATCAGCTGCATAGTTAGCCACAACGCCTTGCACCTTACGCCCTTGATCATCACGCAGCCGCTTGATGAAAGCCACAAATGTCGCTTTTAGCTGCTCGCTTGTGCTATTAGGCAGCGCGATCACATCAAAGTATTCTGTTTCAGCTGCTTCCAGGAATGCTGTGTAATCCGCCACGCTTGGAACACCGTTTTTCCCACCGCTTAGTGTGACACCAGCGGTGATTGTCACTTCACCTTCACCAGAGAATGAAACATATTTGTTTTGCTTCAGCTCTTTGACATCAGTGACAACCTGCTTATCGACAATGTCTGTACCCACGTAAGTCACAACATCACGTTTGGAACTATCCAATACGTTTTCAGTAACTTGGATCGTGACCTCATTACCTTTCTGTCCGCCATAATTAGCAAGAACGTTGAAATTCTCGCTGATCTGAGCCTTTGCAGGTTCACCCTCATTCAAGCGATAAAGCAAGACTGTTTGTGCTTTTTTCTTGGCTTCTCGGAAAAGAAGCAGTGATTTGTCATCGATGTTTAATCCGACTTTTTTATTTAAGTCCTCGATGCCTGAGATAGAGATAAACGTCTTCGGCTCTCCCCAGCTCATTGTGATTGGAAGTGCAACGGTGCCGCGATCACCTAACGTGATACGCTGCTGTGCTGTGGTTTTGAAATTGAAGTAGATACCAGGACGCTTTTTCTCTGTACCTGGTGTAAAAGTACCTCCATTCATGCTTAAACCTCCTTAGACAAAAAAGCATCAATCTGCTTCTTTGCTTCTGTTTTTGTAATAGGTTGATCTTTGATATAAAAAAGAGCACCCTCAAGGATTTCAGGCTTCACGCCAAACAATTCCTTGCTGTGCTCCTTTAAGGCTTCAAATGAAAAGCCAGGTTCCTTTGGAATAACCGGTGTCACTTTTTCTTCTTTCACCGGCTCGTTTTTATTCTTGGCCACTTTTTATCACCCCATCTGAAAAATTTATGTCATCAAGGCTTGGCTGCTCATCTCGGTTGTACCAATAGGCACTATCCCATGTGAGGACAATTGTTGCCACGCCTTGATCACCATTCCTAGTTTCTGCCCTCTTAATGCGAACATATTGATTGAGCGGTTCACCTTCTACACTGACCATCTGAATAATATTCCGATCAGCTGACAAGGCATCTACAATCGATTCAGCTGCATCATGAGCCTGTCCAGAGTCCTTGTGAAACACTTTAATATGCAGCGTGTATGTTTTGAGGAACGTTGAAACAGTATCGTTTCTTGTATTGACCCATGCTGCAGGAAAATACATCGATGGGACCTGGAACTGTTCCGGAATTTTCTTTTCGTAGACCTTCACCGGAAACCGCTTGTAACAATAATTCATGATGGCGCCGACTTCTTGATTCATCTAATCACCGCCCAAATTGTTCATCGATCCATTGCTGCAGCTTGCGATCTAGTGATTGTTCAAACATCTGTTCAAAGATGGATATTGCATTATCCCAATAGCCGCTGCCCTCAACCCACTGGAACTTTAGAAGCATTCCTGTTTCAGCGTTTGGATCGTATTCAAAACGATCACCAACCCATCTGCCAGGAACCCATCGTCTATCCTGATTCTTGGAGGGATCAATGGTAAAGTGGCCATCGTTTGTGTAAGATGCATATTCCAAGTTGGTCCCTACATCCAGGGTGAGACCACCGCTGCTCATCGAAAAGACGTTTTCTTGGTCTCCTTTTTGGAATGAGTTGAGCAAACGGCGTGCATCCACTGTTTTTGTACGAATGACCTCATCCTGAACAATATCTAGGAACTCATAACCCATTCCTTCAAGCCACTCTTCATATTCAGCTTGCAAGCCACCATTAACAGCTGCATTCAAATCCTCAATAAACTGATCTAAACCATCAATCCTCAAAGGCTTTCACTCCTCATCGCTACCACCTCAATGTGGTGATTTTTGATCTGTCTGGGCTTTTGGAGTTTCAATGTCACGCCTTCCCATTCCACTTTGTCATTCAGGCGAACATCGGCATTGATAGGAAAATGAACAAGGTACGATTGATGAATGGTTGCGTTTGGCTCCTGCTGTGTGATGGATTGGTTTTTCTCCGTAAAATAACATGGCTGCGCAACTTGATCAGGCTCATCAGGATATGAAAAGATTGGCTGCGCATCCTGAACCGGCACACCAAAACGATCTTTTGACAGCTGCTCATTCTTTAAGTGGAAAATGTCGCATCGATCCGTTAATAACGATTGATAGCTCATAGCGATCTCAACCTTAATTTGACGCTGCCCGGATCTTCTGGCGGTTCTCCCGGCTCAATGAAATCTATCAACAGGTTATACACATCTGGCTTTGAAACGGCGTTACCATCTGCCAAGGTGTATGAATAGTCACCGATCTTTTCCGACTTGTACCCTTTTATGATTGATTCATCGCCGTTGATCAATGCGAAAAACTGTGCCATTTTAATCAATGCGATCTTTGCCTTTTCAGGAAGCGGCTGATATTTTTCACTTGTGAAATCATGACCTGCAATCTTAAATACCTCAGCTTCAGCTTCGATGATGTCACTTTCCAATAGTTCATCCGAGCGGTTTTTCACGCTCTCGAATACGGTATACGCCCTAACATCTTCAGGAGAGATCAGCATCAGCCTTACTCTCCTGTTTTTTCTTGTTGCTCTTGGTTTTCAAGGATGAAGGCAATTCTTTCACTCTTATCTTTGAGTTGAGACGGATCGCCGCCAAGATCAATAACAATGGCTTCTTGTTCAGTTTTGTTCATGCCCTTCAGTTCTGATTCAGTGTAGATTTTTTGTTCTTGTACCGGTTCTTCTTCCTCTTTCGCAGGCTCTTCATCTTCTTTTGGTTGATCATCCGTTTTTGGATCATCAGGAACATCAAGCTGCTTACAATCAAAGAACTCATTGCCATTGAGATATTGAAATACCTTTTTCTCAATCTCTTTCTCCTGATTTAAAAGAAAGACATGCCCCATCACAGAGTATGTCTTTCCCTTGATCAATTCAGCTGTATACATATTGATCACTCCTTGACCTTGATGATCTTAGCAACAGCATCTTCTTCCTCAAATTTGCTGTCGAGCTTCGCAGTCAACACAATGATGAATTTACGATTACGGATGTCTTTATCTACCTCAATACGGATATTACGAGAGAAGCCCAAGATGATGTTTTTTGGATGAGTCAATAAAATGTCTGAAACATCTGTGCCGTCCGCATCATACGGTTGCATGTTTGCAATTCCTTTGACTGGAACACCGAATGCAGAAGAAAGCCCACCTTGTACTGCTGCATCTCCTAAATTTGTTTGACGATCGGCCACTTTGTCTTTCCACTCGACCTCTTGCCCTGGAGAAGAATAGAAGCGGAACTCTTGTGGGACGCGCAAATATTTTGGTGGAACAGCTTTGTATCCTTGTTTGAATACTTGACGTGTAAGTGGTTCACCAGCAACATCTACGATATGAGATGTGGCTTGCTTTCGGATACCATCAAGCTGTGCAAGGTAAGTATCCTCAGATTTTGTATCACCATTTAGGATCAATTCTTCAATATCTACTGCCGCTCGTTCCGCCAGCATTTGCATGATGGTATTTTGCAAAGCATCGCCCTCGATGTTATTTTCAAGTGTGTCATACGTAATATTCACTTCTGCGATGACTTCTTTTGCATTAAGCTCCACAGTGCTTGTTGTTGGTGCAACTCGATCACTTGCAGGAACTGCCTTTCCTTCCACACCAGGACGAAGAATCCGCTGACCAAAACCGATTTTTTCGATTTTTTGTGCATCACTATCCATTGGAATAACACGTGCATCTTGTAGCAGTGTTGGTGCATTTTGCACCATACGAATAAATGTGCTAGATTGGGTTGGATTCATTAGACCGCCTGTTTTTAACGTCCCAAGCGTCACTTCCGCTTTGTTAATTACCTCTTGATTTCTCACTCTAGTTCCTCCTTTTTCTCGGCTTAAAGCAAGCCGCCCCATACCGTTTCAGATTTTTCTAAGTCTTGTTGTCGTGCATCCTCTACTCCATTACCTTGCGGACGTGCCTTTTCCAATGCTTCGACTCTTTCAACAACTGGAGCCAATGCCTTTTCTACAGCTGCGGCCATTTCTTTTGCGACCTCTTCATCAATTTGTTTTTCTTGCGGATCAGGCTGACCTTCGCCTTCTCCCTTCTCAAGGTCATCCAGACGCTTTATAACCGGTGCAATTGTGTCATCTAGCATCTTTTGCAGATCTTCTTTGTTCACTTCTTCTTCCTCCTTCTCTTCCGCTTGACTTAGCAAGTTGTCAATAGCGGCTCTTGCATTTTTTAGCTCATTCAAATTAGCAGCTGAAAACTTTTTACCTGCTTTTGCGACAGCTTCAGGTGGGTCAGTTTGGATCCCAGCCAAGTCATCAGTAAGCAGAATCTCTTGTGTGATTTCAACAAAGTCTTCCAGTGCTGACCTAACCTTGTCAGGATCAGTCTCCAAGTCTTCATCGTCGTAAGAATCCCATTTATACAAAACGGAATTCAGTGCATCTTGCGCCGCCCAAAACTCACGACGCATGCGGCCTTTGTCGTATCGATTCTTTACTTCTCCTTTAGAAAAGAAGTTTTTGAGCAAAGAAAAAAGCCCCTTCTCATCAGAAGCTGGCTCACGCTCTTGTTTTCCTATGTCTGCTGTTCCGGCCATTGAATATCCGGTGATCTCACCCTTTTGAATCTGTTCCCAAATTTCATCAGATGCTTTTGTCACAAGTACCCAAGATCCTTTTTGAATCAGCTCCCCGCCCATTTCAAAGTCAGACGGAGCAATGTACGATTCAACGACTTCCCCGACACCGCCTTGGAAATCATGCTGCTTGTCGATCTCACGTGCGTCTTTCAAGAATCCGTGAGCCGCTTTTTCGATCTCTTCTGGTGTCATGTAATCCCCATGTGCATCGGCAACGTTTGGTTCGTATACAATACCGTACACAAGACGCTGTGCATCATCAGCTTTGACAATGACTTTGATTTGTTTTTCAAAGTCATTTTCTTTTTCTGACTTCATAAAAAAGAACTGCTTTTGATTAGCAGCCCTGTCCACGTATGAAACGTGTGTGATTTTTGCATTTATCAATTCGCGTGGCATATTTTCACCCCCTTTCAAGCTCTTATTTAAAGATCTTTAAAATTAACTGTTGAAATAAGTTGTTGTTCCTTTACTTCTACATTGAACGGTTGAGTTTCATCAAAAACAATTGACACTTTTTTATTACCTGATCCCAATTCGATTGCAGGAGGAACAGAATAAACAACTTCATCTTTCACTTGATCTCTTACTGCTTTTTCTATTAATTTTTCTAAGACCTTACTATTTGAAATCTGTTGCAATATCCAATCACCCAAGTTGCTTATTGGTAAATATCTCGCCAAATCGCCAATAATGTCTATTATTTTGTCTTCCCATTTTCCAGGAATTTTATCTTTAATGTAATTCTTCATTTCATCAATAACATTGTTCTGTATCCTAGATGCAATATCATTAGGTAGATTTAAGCTATGAAGATCAAAATTATTTAACCCCACTATAATATCCCTATTATTCACAAAACATTTCATGCTTGCAGAAAAATTAGGCTGAACAAAGTCTTCAAGCCCAATAGTTAACCTGATGTCAGGGTTTGCACCAAAGAAATCCCAACTAAATACTCTTACTCCCCCTATTTTAAGCTCATCATGTATTCTTTCAATGTCAACTTCAATTACTATATTTAACAATCT